GGAGAGCTTAAAGAACATAGAATAAAAGAATCTATGTCAGATTGTTTGAAGGGAAAACGCCTTGCGGAACGTGATGTAAATGTTAATATTCAGTACATGTGCGGGACTGTAGATGCAGAGCTTGAAAAAAATATAGATGGTAGTATAAGTATAAAAAGAATTATAAAACCAAAATAATGCTTATAAATAATAATATTTATTTTGTACATATACCCAGGACAGGTGGTAGATTTATAACTGATTTGTTTAAAATAAATAAACATCAAGTTCGTTTAGATTCTTTTATTTTTTGGAAAGGACAAGAAGTACCTCATTTAACTTATCCACATTATGAAATTTTTCTAAATTTTTTAGAATGTCAAAAATTTACAATAGTTAGAAATCCTGTAGATAGATTTGTAAGTGCAATTAATGATTATTATATTTTGAATGAAAAAACTATTGAAAAAATGTTTATGAATCAAGAAACATTCAATATGTATATCAATAATTATATTGTTAATGAAAACAATGGTAATTGGTTTGTTCCTCAAATTAATTTTTTAAATTATGATGTAAAAATTTATAGGTTTGAAGATGGCTTTGAAGAAAATTTATTTAAATGGATATTTGATAACTTAAATATTAAAATAAATACTACAATGATGAACAATTATAATTCTAAAATTAAAAATATAGATTTAACCAACAAACAAAAACAGTTTGTTGAAAATTATTATTACAAAGATTTTAAAATACTTAATTACTAATGAACCTTTCAAGAAACTTTACCCTTCAAGAATTAATTAAATCGGATACTGCAATCCGATTAAATATTGATAATAATCCTAATGGTGATCAGATTGATAAGTTAAAACAACTGTGTGAAAATGTACTGCAGCCGGTACGGGATCAATTCGGTAGAGTAAAAGTGACTAGCGGATTTAGAAGCCCAGAACTCTGTAAAGCAATAGGCAGCAGTGAAAACTCACAGCATGCCAAAGCTGAGGCCGCAGACTTCGAGGTGTTGGGTGTAGATAATGCTGAAGTTGCAGATTGGATACATAAATATTTAGAAACAGATCAACTAATTTTAGAATTCTATACGCCAGGCGAACCTAACTCTGGATGGATTCATGCAAGTTGGATACCATATCAACCAAGAAGACAATTTTTGCATGCTTATAGAGAAGATAAAAAAGTTAAATATAAACCCATAATAGGAAAGGCAGTTGATTTAGTATGACAATAGGAAGATCAAAAATACCACAATAAATAGAAAGTAAGAAATTATAGGTGATTATGAAAAAAAAATTAGAAGATTATGTTGTTATAATAAAAGAGGTAGTCCCAAAAAAACTTTATAACAAAGCTGTAAAAGAATTAAAAGAAGTTAGTTGGCAACAACATTATTTTTACAGTCATAAAACAGGTGAAAGAAACGCTTTAAGTAAAGAAAAAGAATTAGATTTTAGTTTTGATTATATAAGTTCACATGATGAAATTATGATGTGTGTTTGGCAAAGCATTGGCAAATACTTAGAGTATTATCAGTTTCCATGGTATAATGGGTGGAATGGCCATTCTAGTTTAAAATATAATAAATATAAAAAAGGAACTTTAATGTCTGAACATTGTGATCATATTCAAGATATGTTTGAAGGTGAGCGTAGAGGAATACCTGTTTTATCTTGTATTGGAGCTTTAAATGATGATTATGAGGGTGGAGAGTTTATTATGTTTAAAGATAAAAAATATAAATTTAATGCTGGCGACATTATTATTTTCCCTTCTAATTTTTTATATCCACATAAAGTAGAAGAAGTGACCAAGGGTACAAGATATACATATGTCAGCTGGGTATATTAAAGGAATAAGAAAGGCAGTGGATTTAGTATAATGGCAATCGGTAGAGGTCAAATAAGACAACAAATTGAAGGTAAGCTCAGAGGTGCAAGAGGTGAAAAAAAGAAAAGATTACAAGTTAAAAAGAAACCCAATAGCAAAAAACCTAAGGTCTTCAAAGTTTAGTCAAAAAGTGGTACAATCCAATAAATTGTACAATCGTCAAAAGGAGAAGCTTAAATGCCGTTAAATAAAAAAGGTAAAAAAATAATGAAAGCTATGAAAGAACAATATGGTGCTAAAAAAGCACGTAATGTTTTTTATGCATCTAAAAATAAAGGCAAAATTGAAGGTGTAGAAAAGAAACTTTTAGGAGGTCTCCTTGTAAAAGGTATGAGACAATTAGTCAAATCAAAACCATACCAAAAATTTAGAAAAGATATTCAACAAGAAACTGCTAAAGCTTATAAAAAAGCTCCTCAAAACGATCCAACTAGAAAATCTTATAAAGATAAAAAATTTATGAGTGGCTTACAAAAGTTAGATACTCAAAGACAAAAAGGAGAGAAGTTACTTGATATGTCACAATTTCTTGTAAAAGAAGCTAGAAGTGCAGGAAGAAAAGACATGACAAGAGTAGGTAGAGGTTTAAGACGTGCGTCAGTTTTATTTTTAAAAAATCAAAACGAAAAAGCAAAAGCAATGATGCTTAAAAAATTACAAAAGAAAAAAGTAAATTAATATGGCAACATCAGGAACAACATCATTTAATTTAAACATAGATGAAGTAATCGATGAAGGTTATGAAAGATGTGGTCTTAGCACCACTTCTGGTTATGACATGCGTTCTGCAAGAAGAAGTTTAGATTTGTTGTTTGCTGAGTGGGGTAACAGAGGTATTCACTTATGGAAAACAGAGTTAAATGAAATAACTTTAGTTTCTGGACAAGCCGAATATTCTGTTGACGCTGATGTAAATGATGTACTAGAAGCTTATGTGTCTTCAACTGCAGCTGCGTCTGATAATGCTAATACTCAAGATGTATCATTAACAAAAATTGATAGATCAGCTTATGCTGCATTACCAAATAAATTAGCTACAGGACAACCATCACAATATTATGTGGATAGACAAACCACACCAAAAATATATTTATATCAAGCACCCGATTTAAATACTTACAACACTTTGAAATTTTATGTGATTAAAAGAATTGAAGATGCAGGTGCATATACAAATGATGCAGATGTTGCTTACAGATTTTTACCGTGTATGTGCGCAGGACTAGCTTATTATATAGCTATGAAAAAAGCACCTCAATTAGTACAACAAAATAAATTAATTTATGAGGATGAACTGAAAAGAGCGTTAGATGAAGATGGTCAAAGAACATCAACATATATCACTCCACAATCATTTTATCCTAATGGAGTTTAATTATGCCAAAATGGGCTACAGGTAAAAGATCACAAGCTATTTCCGATAGATCTGGTATGGCATTTCCATATAATGAAATGGTTAAAGAGTGGAATGGCTCTTTAGTTCATTATTCTGAGTTTGAACCTAAACATCCACAAATAAGACGTAGAAGAACTGTAGCCGATGCTATTGCATTACAAAATACAAGACCACAAAGATTTCAACAACCAACCGACAGAGACGGTGTTCAAGCAGATTCAGGTGGAGCATCCGTTGGTGTTGCTAATTTAACACTTCCTGGAGATTTTGCATTTATTAATCAAGGTACATCTGAGATGAAACCTGCAGATCCATCATTACAGAATAGAAGAAGACAAATGTCTATTCAAATTAAATCCGTAACAGTGAGTATTACATAATGGCAATTACACATTCAGATTTTTTAACACAAGTAAGAAACTACACTGAAGTTAGTAATACAGTTTTAACTAATCAAATTATCCAAGATTTTATTAGATCTGTCGAACTTGATGTTGCAGGTAAAGTTGATTATGATGATCTTAGAAAATATTCAACATCAACATTTACAAGCGGTAATAGATACGTAAGCTTACCTGCTGATTTAACTATCATGAGATCTGTTCAAGTGATTGATGGATCAACAAGAACTTTTTTAGAAAGAAGAGATACAAGTTTTATTTCTGAATATAATAATAACGCTGCAACAGGTCTTCCTAAGTATTGGGCTAATTGGGATGATTTTAATATTCTTGTAGCACCTATACCAAATTCTGCATACACTGTACAAATCAATT